CATAATTTTGATCCAGCAAAATCTAGGAATCCATTTGCGTATTTTACTCAGATTATTCATTATGCTTTTCTAAGAAGGATTCAGAAAGAGAAGAAGCAACTAGAAATTAAAACAAAGATAATTGAGAAGACTGGTTATGATGAAGTGATGATGGTTGATGATAGTCTTCTTTCTAATAGTAGTTCAGATTATAATACTATTAAAGATAATATTCAATACAAGTCTGGTAATAGATGAAGTTAGCGATAATAACGGATCAACATTTTGGTGCTCGTAAGGGAGCACAATATATAAATGATTATTTTGAAAAGTTTTACAATAATGTTTTCTTTCCCTATATCGAAGAGCATCAAATCGATACTGTTATTGATATGGGTGATACCTTCGATAATAGAAGGAATATAGATCTTGCTTCTTTAGAATGGTCTAAAAGAGTTTACTTTGATAAACTCCAAGATATGGGAATAACACTTCATAGTATTGTTGGTAATCATACAGCATATTATAAGGATACTAATGATGTAAACACAATTGATCTGCTGTTAACTGAGTATGATAATATAACTGTTTATTCAGAACTAAAAGAAATAAAAATTGATGGATTAGATATTTTACTTGTACCTTGGATTAATCAAGAGAATAAAGAATCTACTTTATATAATATCAAGAAGTCTAAATGTAAAGTTGCAATGGGACATCTTGAGTTGAATGGTTTTATGGCTACTCCTGGTCATACTATGGAGCATGGTATGGATACTAAACCTTTTAATAAATTTGAAAAAGTTTATTCTGGTCATTATCATCAAAGATCTGATAATGGAAAGATATTTTACTTAGGTAATCCATATGAAATGTTTTGGAATGATGTAGGTCAAACTAGAGGTTTTCATATCTTTGATACAGAAACCTTAGAGCACACACCTGTTAATAATCCATATCGTTTGTTTTATAATCTTTATTATCAGGATCATAATTATAAGTTATTTGATACAAGAGAATTAAAAAATAAAATTGTTAAGGTTATTGTAAGGCAGAAAACTGATCAAAAAAAGTTTGAAAAATTTATAGATAAATTATACTCTTCTGGAATACATGATATACAAATTATAGAAAATTTTGTTATTCAAGAGACTGAAGATTTTGAAGCTGAGGAAGATGAAAATACTATTAGTCTTTTGAATAGGTATATTGACGATTCTGATTTTGATTGTAGTAAAGATATAGTTAAAAGTATTTTACAAAGAGTATATGTAGAGGCTTGTGAGGTTGAGTGATGTTTCTCCTTGCATTGAAAAATAGTAAGAATGATGGTGCTTATGCTGTCCATAATAGTTATGGGGAAAAAGTATTGTTTTTATTTCAGAGTGAGGATGATGCTGAAAGATATGCTATGCAATTAGAGGATAAAGGAGATACTGAGATGGATGTTATAGAAATAGATGATAACCTTGCCATAATGACTTGTAAGAGGTATAATTACAAATATGCTGTAATTACACCTAACGATATAGTATTTCCTCCTAAAGAATGATAATATTTAAACGAGTTCGATGGAAAAATTTTCTTTCCACTGGAAATCAGTTTAGTGAGATTGACTTTCAGAAAAATTCTACCAACTTAATTGTTGGTACTAATGGTACTGGAAAGTCAACAGTTCTTGATGCTCTTACTTTTAGTTTGTTCAATAAACCATTTCGTAAGATCAATAAGAGTCAGTTGGTAAATAGTACAAATGAAAAGGATTGTATTGTAGAAGTTGAATTTGAACTTAATGGTAGACAATATCTGGTTAGAAGAGGTATAAGACCAAATAAGTTTGATATAGTTGTGGATGGTGATCCCATGCATAAGCAGTCTGATGATCGTGCTATGCAGAAGATTCTTGAGGAAGGTATTTTAAAATTAAATTATAAGTCATTTACTCAGATTGTAATTCTTGGTAGTAGTGCCTTTGTTCCTTTCATGCAGTTATCAGGAACTAATAGGAGGGAAGTTATTGAAGATCTTTTAGATATTCGTATCTTTTCAGCAATGAACTCTATATTAAAAGAGGAACTCAAAACTAAGAAGGATGAAATAAAAACTTTAGAGTTGAGTAAGGATAATATAAAGGATAAGGTTGAAATGCAAAAGAACTTTATTGATGAATTGGAGAGTCAAGGTAAGCAAAGGGTAGAAGAAAAAGAAGGTAAGATAAATTTATTAGAAGGTGAAATACAAGAGACATCTGATGAAACAGAATGTATTATAAAAGATGTTGAGATGTTTACTAAAGATCTTGAAGAACTCTCTAATGCTAAAGGTAAGTTAAAAAAACTAAACACACTTAAGGGTAAAATGTCTAATAAGGTAGCAACCCTTACCAAAGAACATAAGTTTTTCACAGATAATACGGTATGTCCTACATGTACTCAGGATATAGAAGAAGAGTTTCGTGTAAATAGAATTGCTGATGCTCAAACTAGAGCAAAGGAGTTGCAACTTGGTTACAGGGAACTGGAGGAAGCAATTCAAAAAGAAGAGGAAAGAGAGCATCAGTTTACCAAATTATCAAAGGAGATTACTAAACTCAACAATGGCATTTCTAAAAACCATACTCTCATCTCTGGATGTCAGCGACAGATCAGGGATTTGGAATCGGAAATTCAGAGACTTACCGATCAGCATGCAAACAGAAATACTGAGCAAAGAAAATTAGCAGAGTTTAACGAAAATCTCCAGAACATTTTTGAAAATATAGCATCAAAGAGAACAGATATTACGCACCATGACGTTGCGTATTCTTTATTAAAGGATGATGGAGTAAAGACAAAAATAATTAAGAAGTACCTTCCTCTTATTAATCAGCAAGTAAATCGTTTCTTGCAGATGATGGATTTCTATATTAATTTCAAACTTGATGAGGAATTTAATGAATCTATTGAATCTCCAATTCATGAGAAGTTTTCTTATCCTTCTTTTTCTGAAGGGGAGAAGATGAGAATTGACCTCGCACTTTTATTCACTTGGAGAGAAATTGCTAGGGTTAAGAACTCTGTGAATACTAATTTGTTAATTATGGATGAAGTGTTTGATAGTTCTTTGGATGGTATGGGAACAGATGAATTTCTTAAAATCATTCGTTTTGTAATTAAGGATGCGAATGTATTTGTTATATCTCATAAGACAGAACTCCATGATAAGTTTGAGAGTGTAATTAGGTTTGAGAAGATTAAGGGTTTCTCTCGAATGGCAACTTAATAAATATTTAAAAACTATTAACATGGCTTGGCACATTAAAAAAACAAGTATGATTGGTGGAGACACTTATTATAAAGGTGATAATAGGTGGACTCAAATTTTTGAGAGTAGAAAAACCTATACGTCACAAGCAAAGGCAAAGGAAGATACTCCATATATTTGGACAAAGAAAACTGATTCTAATTGGGATGTAACTGCAGTCAAAGAATAAATTATGACAGATCGTGAAGAAATCCAATCTCTTAAAAGAGAAGTGGCTGAATTGAAAAGAGATTTGAGTAAACTACAGAATGCTATAACTGGTCTTCCAGAAATAGGTGACAAGGTTCAAAAACGATTATGGTGGTAATGAACACTCCAAACTGGCAGCATCATTCTAAGAAAGATGCCAAACGAAAACTTAAACCACAAGCACTACGCCAAGCGAAAGCAAGGCGTGGACAGTTGATAAACCGTCTACTCAACCGCCCACAGAGGCGGTTTTCTAGTATTATAGGTACATCAAGCAAACAGATCCATGACAGTAAAGCACGAAATCAAATCACAACTTGCTAAACTACTTGCTACTGAAGATCTAATAGTAGAGCATAGAAAAGTTGAGACTGCTCAGTTTAATGTACAGACAAGAGTTTTAACTTTGCCTATGTGGGAGAAGGCAAGTAATAATGTATATGATTCTCTTGTTGCTCATGAGGTTGGACATGCTCTTTATACTCCAGATATTGATTGGTTTAAGGATCGTAAAATAGGATTTGATTTTGTTAATATAGTAGAAGACGCAAGAATTGAAAAGTTAATGAAGCGTAGGTATGCTGGAATACCTAAAACTTTTTATAATGGATACTTAGAATTGCATGATAATGATTTCTTTGAAGTAGAAGGAAAAGATATCTCAAAACTTAATCTTGCCGATAAAATTAATTTATATTTTAAAATTGGTAATTATGTAGATATTGATTTTACTTTAGAAGAAAGTGTATATCTTGAAAGGGTTAAGAGATGTGAGACTTTTGAACAGGTTTTGGATGTTGCTGAAGATCTTTACAACTACTGTAAGGGTGAAATGGAGGAAGATATAAAGCAGCAGATAAAAGAAGTAGAATCTGAGGAAAATATGGGTATTGATATTGAGGGATCTGGTCGTCCAGAATTAGGTGACGATGGTACTGAATATGATGAAGATGATGAAGATGGTAAAGTTGAAGAAGGTGATGAAATTGATGTGGATTATCAAAATCAAGCACCTATTCAACCAACAATAGAAGAATTACAGCAGCAACTTGAACATGTTGATCCAAAAGCAGAGACTGTTGAATCACTTGCTGAAGGTATTAATAGTTTAATTGAAGAGGGTGGTATTGAGAATCATTATGTTGAATTGCCTCAAATTAATTTAGATAAGGTTATTATTTCTAATAAAGTAATACATGATTTATGTCATGAGAATTGGGAAGGATATAAAGATAAAACACCATACAGATATGATTTAACTGAAGAAGAATTGGAGAATATGACAATATTTACTGATATTGATCTTCAGTATACTAAGTTTAAAAAGTCAGCACAAAAAGAAGTAAGTTATTTGGTTAAAGAATTTGAATGTAAGAAAGCTGCTGATTCATATGCTCGTTCTACAGTAGCAAAAACAGGTGTTCTTAATACATCTAAACTCCATACTTATAAATTTAATGAAGATCTTTTTAAAAAGATAAATGTAGTTCCTGATGGAAAAAATCATGGATTAGTATTTCTTCTTGATTGGTCTGGATCAATGTCAGATGTAATGGAAGATACCATTAAGCAACTTTATAATCTTATTTGGTTCTGTAGAAAAGTTTCTATACCATTTGATGTATATGCCTTTACACAATGCTTTCCAAATTATGGTGAAGAAGGCGTTCCCAATGTTCAATTTTCATATGAACCAAAGTCGGGATTAGCAGCATTACAAGATAATTTTTCTCTAATGAATTTGTTTACTAGTAGTGTAAATGGAAAGGAATTGGATATTCAAATGAAGAATATTTTTAGATGTGTTAAAACATTTAATAGAAATACTTGGACACAATACAGTGTTCCAATTGGAATGAATCTTTCAGGAACACCTTTAAATGAAGCAATAGTGTGTCTTCATCAGATTCTTCCTAAATTTAAGAAAAATCACCAATTACAAAAAGTACAATGTGTAATTCTTACGGACGGTGAAGCACATCCATTACGTTATCATAGAGAAGTACAGAGACATTGGGAATCTGAACCATATCTAGGAACAAATTATATGGGACATAATACTCTTTTAAGAGATAGAAAAACTGGTAATGTTTATAAGATGGATCAACATTGGACTACTATTACTAGCGTTTTACTTAAAAATTTAAAAGATAAGTTTAGTGATATGAATTTTGTTGGTATTCGTTTACTTGCTAATAGAGATGCTGGTTATTTTATTCGTAATTATTGTGGATATTCTGGAAAGGATTTTGAACAGGCAACAGCATCTTGGAAAAAAACTAAATCATTTAGTATAAAATCTTCTGGATATGATAGTTATTTTGGAATGTCTGCAAATTCTTTATCATCTGATGATGAGTTTGAGGTTGATATTAATGCTACAAAAACACAAATAAAAAGAGCATTTTTTAAAAGTCTAAAGGGAAAGAAAATGAATAAAAAGATTTTAAATGAATTTGTTGAATTGGTGGTATAAATAAAGATACTTTATATTAATGATAATGCCAAGATTAACCCCTCAAGAAGCAGAAGGATTGATGAACGCATATGCTAAGGTTCATGCACCAAAAGAAGAACCTAAGACCGAGGAACCTGCTGTTGAGACCACTCCTTCTATTGAGTCTTCTGAAAATAATAAATAACTAAAAGAATTGAGACCGAAAAATGAGTAAGTTTTCTGAGGCAGCTGGGTTGCCTACAACATCACATGAAACTGGAGTTGCTGGAACTACTGCTCCTCCTGTTTCACCAGCACCTGATGTAGCACCTGTAGCACCTCCTACACCTCCTGTGTATGAGAATCCTTTAGATGACATGCCAGTAGCTTCTGCTCCAGAAGTACCACCTACTGTTGCAGATATACCACCTATTTCTGATTTAAGATGGATGTCTAAAATTAAATTAGAAGAAATTGGTAGAACTCTTGGTATTGAGTTGGATAGAAGATTATCTCAACCAAAATTAGTGGAGCAACTTAAAGAACAGATTGAAAAAACAAAATGATGTGACAGTATATAAACTGGCATAATGGGGGTCGTAAGACCCCCTTTTTTTGTTTATAATAGGTTCATCTAAATAAAGCACTACTACATCATGGCATTTGAAATCAAGATGACTAAAGATCAAATTGTTGATGGATTAAGGAGTTCATATGGATCAGAGTTCACCGCAGCAGATGTACGTGGATTTGCTGCTGCTAATGACATTGCGTATGCTACCGTCACTAAGAAATTAAAGGAATATAGAGTAAAACCAGGTAAGTGGAATCTTGAAGTAACCACTAAAGCAGTTGAGAATATTGAGAAATCTTTTAGTGCTCCTTCTGTAGAACCTCATGTTCAGCAAAATTTAGTTCCTGAAAAGGATGATACCTTTGTTAAGTTTGGTCCTTTTACTGATATTAAAAAGATCTTACAAACAAAACAATTCTATCCTACTTTTATTACAGGTTTATCAGGTAATGGTAAGACCTTTAGTGTAGAGCAAGCATGTGCTCAATTAGGTAGAGAACTTATTCGTGTAAACATTACAATTGAAACAGATGAAGATGATCTCATTGGTGGGTTCCGTCTTGTTAACGGTGCAACCGTTTGGCACAACGGACCAGTTATTGAAGCTCTCCAGCGAGGATCTATCTTGCTCCTTGATGAGATCGACCTTGCCTCAAACAAAATCCTCTGCCTCCAACCAATTCTTGAAGGTAAAGGAATTTTCCTTAAAAAGATTGGAAAGTTCATTGAACCAGCAAAAGGATTCAATGTCATCGCCACAGCAAATACTAAAGGTAAGGGTTCAGACGATGGAAGATTTATTGGAACTAACGTGCTTAATGAAGCTTTCTTAGAGAGATTTCCTGTAACATTTGAACAGGATTATCCATCACCATCTATAGAAACTAAAATATTAAACGCTGTAGCAAATGAGTTAAATGTCACAGATAATAAATTCATGGGTAAATTGGTTGATTGGGCTGACATTATTCGTAAAACATTCTATGATGGTGGAATAGATGAATTAATCAGTACTCGTCGTCTTGTTCACATTCTACGTGCCTATTCTATTTTTAATGATAAATCAAAGGCAATAAAAGTCTGTATTAATCGTTTCGATGATGAAACAAAACAGTCATTTTTAGAATTGTATGATAAAGTGGATGAGGATTTCGTACTACCTAGTGAGGGTGAATAATGAAACTAGTTTCTCCTTGGGGTCCTTTGATATATCAAAATGATATATCGGAGGAATTTCATAACTATCTTCTTGATGGTTTAAAGAAATCAAGAAGATATGGTGATAACTACAAAACAAAACTTGTTGGGCAAATTAATTGTCAAAGAGGTGCTTTGTATGATAATGATAAACTAAAGAGTTTTCTTAATGAGCATATAAAAAATTTTTCTATATCAAATTTAAAAAGATCTCAAGAGTTATCTTTATATCATGAACCTACAACTCAATCTAAGCAATATTCTGAGATTAATAGAGTTATAGATGGGTTTGAAAAAAATCCAGAAAAATTTCCGATTGAATATGATCTTCCAGAACCTTGGGTTAATTTCATGAAAAGTAATGAATATAATCCATTACATGAACATACTGGTGAAGTTAGTGCTGTTATTTTTATTGATATTCCAGATCAAATAAAAGATGAAAGAGATCAAAGTCAGTTTGGACATAAGACAAATGGTTGTCTTGAGTTTGTATATGATTGTAGTACTAGTTTTGTTGTAACACCCAGAACTGGAATGATATTTTTATTTCCTGCGTTTCTTAAACACACTGTTTATCCATATACTTCTGATGTGGAAAGAATAACTATGAGTTTTAATTTACCAGATAAACCAAAATTTTTAATAGAGCAATGACTATTTGGCAAGATTACATTACGGCACTTGAAGAAACTTTTCCTGATTTATGGGTAGTAGAAGAGTGGGCAAGGTGGGAAGGGAAGGATGCTAAACTACTAGCTAACATTCGTGAAGGTAGACACTTCATTAAGGCAAGAGAAGCACACATAACCGATCCCAATGCCGACATATACAATACCATACTCTATCCCAATACAGGGGCAGATCTGCCTTGTTTTGGAATGGATTTAATGAAGTTTACTGATAGGAAGGTTATTATAGTATTTGACTTTCAGCATCCAAGGGAGAACTATCTATTTTCAGTAGATGGATTACCTGAAGATGATGGTAAGTATAGATTTTTTGAGATGGGTAATCACTTTTCCAAGAATATCTTTGTAAGATATTGTAAACCAGAAGAAGTAAATGCTTATCTATCAACATTTAAAGAATACTTGACTAAGTACAAAAATATGTTAGAATTGGAGAAACCAACAGGTAAAGATACTACAGTCTATAAGGACTTTGATTCTTATATGACTAGGTTAGATCCTGTTAGAGGATACTTAAAAACAAAGTTTGGTGAGGAGAAATCTGAATCCTTTGTAAAAGATTTTTTATTCTGCTATGGTTAATGCTTGGAGCTTACTTTACGATGAACTTTATGGAGATGATGAGATGACTGAAGATAATAAAATCACCTCACACGAGAGTGATGAATACGATCCAAAACCAAAATCCGATTCAGAAGATAGTGATTGGAATGATCCTATAATTACATCTGCTAATCTTAATGATACTATTAATATAGATGTTCCTGATTATAGTACTTGGAATATATCAGATGCAGAAAACTCAATGGATCATACTTTCATTGGAATAGGTACAGACGCATATCCTACTGCTTCATATATGGTTGATACTACTAACTATAGTGAAGTAAGTATTGATACCTCAAATTTTGATACTGTTCAATTTAACATGCCTGATACTCCAACACCTGGAATAGAAAAGGATTGTCCCAGAAAATACAAAGAAGATGAGTCTATTAAGGCTCTTCAGGATTATATCTCCACAACATATGGTGGACATTATACTTCCAAAGAAAACAATGTCCAAACACTTGACCTTATTGAATCTGTAGGAGATGCTGAATCATTCTGTCGTTCTAACGCAATCAAGTATCTAAGTCGTTATGATAAGAAGGGACAAGCAAAACGTGATATACTAAAAGCACTACACTATTCACTCCTACTTTATCACTTCAGTGGGCAATTAAAAGAGACAACTACTCGTGGTTATGAAACTTTCTGATAAAACTTTAACTGTTCTTAAGAACTTTGCTGGAATCAATAATTCGATTCTTGTAAAACAAGGAACTCAACTTCGCACAATGTCCGTTGCTAAAAATATTTTAGCAGAGGCTGATATTGATGAGGAGTTCTCTCGTGAGTTTGGTGTTTATGATTTGAATCAGTTTCTTAATGGTTTAAGTTTACATCAAGATCCTGAATTGGATTTTACTGAAGAATCTCATCTCAATATTCGAGAAGGAAAGCGTAGGGTTAAGTATTTTTATGCTGATCCTGCTGTTATTATATCTCCACCAGATAAAGCTATTACTCTTCCTACAGAAGATGTACATTTTCAGTTAGAAAGTACTTCTTTAGAAAAATTGCTTAAGGCAGCAGCAATATATCAGTTACCTGATTTATCAGCAGTTGGTGAAGCAGGTGTTGTTAAACTTGTTGTTCGTGATAAGAAGAATGATACTTCTAATGAATACTCTATAGTTGTTGGTGAGACTGATAAAGTCTTCTCATATAATTTTAAAGTTGAGAATATTAAAATTATTCCTGGTGCTTATGATGTTGTTGTTTCTTCTAAACTACTTTCTCGTTTTACTAATAGTCAATTTAACTTAACTTATTATATTGCTTTAGAACCAGATTCGACATTTGAATGATGTTTGAGAATATTCCTTTATTTTCTATAGATATTCATAAAGTTCATGTGGAGGAATGGTCTGAACATAAAGATCGTATTCTTTCTTATATGACAAAGGGATATGGTGATGAAAGTATTTCATTCACTGATTACTTTACTTATATTACCAAAGGTGAATATCCACCATATAGAGATGAATTTCTTGAAATAATGAGTAAGTATGTGACAAAATATCAAGAGTATATTGAGGAACTTGGTAATGGTTCATTGTTTGGTGATAATAATGGACCATATAAATTTACTCAAATTGCAGGTCCTTGGTGTCAAAAGTATAATAGGGGTGATTATCATCCACCACATGATCATGGATCAATTGGTTGGTCATGTGTTTTATATGCTAAAATGAATCCTGAAGTTCATCCTAGTACACATTTCTTTTCTCCTTTTGGTAATCATTTGGGATTTAAAGAGAATAGATTACTTAGAGTGGATGAGGGAGATTTAGTAATATTTCCTGCTAGCCTTACACATATGGCTCCCCCACATTACAGTGACGAGGAACGAATAATAATTTCGTTCAATATACAATAGTTATCATGAGTGATTTTATTTGGGTTGAAAAATATCGACCCCAGACAATTGAAGACTGCATTCTACCTGAAAATATTAAAAAGACTTTTCAGGATTTTTTATCTCAAGG